TCGATGAAGTCGCGGACCTTCCATTTATAGATCGGGCGATGCCAGCGTCCGACCAGGGCCGCCTGGTTGCGTCGCCAGCCCATCCTGGCCTGATCGACCGCCCCGCGGAAGCCGGAAAAGTTCGTTTCGCTGGCGTCCATCAGAGCGACGACGAGGGGCAGCCCCAGATTGATGCTGATGACTGTCAGGATGTGTTTCATGTGGTTGAAAAATGACTCATTCGGCACGTTCGGGGCGAATCCCTCTAATTTTTCGCCGCGTCGCCCGTAGACCTGCATTCCGGGGGCAATGCCCTCGATGGTGCGCGTCGAGCCATCGGTTTCGGGCTCGGTCCACCGCGTTCCGCCCTGGCCCGGCGGCGCATCGAGCGGCGCGGCCACGTCGAGCGATCTGAAAATCGCGAAACAGGCCGAGACCTGGGCTTTCACCAGGTGGGCGAAGTTGATGTCTTCGAACATCCCCAGGAAATCGAAGATCGGGGCGAAGGCCGATACGCCCCGCGTCTGGGTGACGCGCTTCGGGTTGTAGAGATGGACGATTTCGCGGTTGCCGTCGGCGTCGCGCGTCTTGTATGGGATGATGTCGCTGACCCGGCTCACTTGCGAGAGCGGCGAGACGTTGTCTTTAGTTAACCAGTATTCAATCCGGCGGCGGCGATCATCGAGCAGCACGCCATGCACACAGTTACGGCGGCTATTGCTGGGTGTTCGCGGGCGATGCGCCTCGACCATTTGCACAGCCCCCTCGGGGGTCAATAGACCCAGGACGTCGCCATCGACGAGCATGTGCCGGCTAGCGAGGGCTTCCATTTCGACGAATGAACATTCCTGCTGAATGTCGCATTCGTCGGCGTTTTCGGCCCAGGCGTTCCAGCGGTCGCGGAGGGCAGTATTCGCCCCGGCGTCGCCGGTGTCGGGCTCATTGGTCATCCCGTCCTGAACGAGATTGGTCACGGCCCGATCGACGATCGCCCCGACGACCGCATCGTTGCGGTCCATGTCCCGACTGTCTTCGAGAATTCTCAAAAAGTCGGTCTGGATGGCATAGTGGTAATCGGCGGTCGAGCCCATCGCGAGCGTGCCGGTTCGCAGCCTTCGAAACCGCGAACGCCGAGCCGCCGAATAATGCGCCTGGGCATCTTCGAAGTTCGTCGCCAGATTTTTGGGGATGGTTCGCATCGATTAGCAATAACCGGGGCCTGGCCAGCTCGAGCCGGGTGGGTAATCGCGGAAGTTCCCGAAGCCGGGATGCACGACGTCGGGCGTGCCATGCGTGGCGAGCCAGGAACGGGCCTCGGTCAACTGACGCTGAATCATTTCGGTGTTGAACTCGACCGAGCCCCCTTTGCCGTGGGTGCTCTTGGCAGGAATTTTCAGCAGCAGCATCCGGCAGGCCGTCACGAACGCCTTGGCCTTCACCACGTCGTTGTCCTCCGCGTAGGAGGCGTTATCGAGGTAGCTGTTCTCGATCTGCTGGAAGGTGCTGGCGGACGTGAGCGAGGACATTCGGAGCGTTCTGGCTGATTGTCGCCAAACGCGAAAGCCGACTCCGAAAGCGGATTTTTGGACGTCCTACGGATCGGACCGAGTCATTCGCGTCGATCCTGGGGCATCCTGGCGCGTCATTTTCAGGCCGCGGACCGCTTTTTCGCCTTTTTGGATTTGGCGGCAGCCTTTTGGCTCAGTCGCTCGGCGCGGACCTCGTCGAACGTCTGGCCGGTCGATTCGAGGACCGGTGGATTATCGGAGGCCTTCCTATATCGCTCGCAAATGACATCGCAGTGATTCGGTTCCAATTCGACCCCGAAGCAGCGACGACCCAGTTGCTGGGCCGCTATGAATTGTGGACCGCTCCCGGCGAATGGTTCGAAGCAGATCTCACCTGCCTGCAGATGTTTCAAAATCGGGATCGAAAACAACTCGACCGGCTTCGGCGTCGAATGGTCAAACTCTTTCCGGTCAGCCTGGCTCACGCTCTTGAGCTCCCATACAGTCGTCTGCGTTCGTTCGCCATTCCCCTCGCCGTAGTCCGGCGGCTGCCTTCCCTTCACCCATCCCATAAAGCATGGTTCGTGCTTCCAGTGATAATGTCCACGGCCCAGCAGCAATACCGGTTTGACCCAAATAATTTGCCGGTGTAGCACGACATTTGCGGCGGCGGCGGCGGCGGCGGCGGCGAAATATCCTTGGGTCAAATGCGCATGCCAAAGATACCAAGCCGATTTTTCGGCGAGCGCGGTATCGACCGCAGTCTTGAAAACGGACTCGAGGAACGCCTGCAATTTTTCGTCGGCGAGCTCGTCATTCGCCACCCGCGGCTTCGCCACCCCAGGGTTCGGACGATCATCGTTCGCATACGAGACGCCATAGGGCGGGTCGGTATTCATCAGTCCGGCCCGTTCGCCATTCATCACGCGGGCGACGTCCGCCGGCTTTGTCGAATCTCCGCAGAGCAATCGATGCGTTCCGAGAATCCAGAGATCGCCGATGCGAGTGACCGGAACTTTCGGGGGCGAAGGGACCTCATCTTGCTGCGGATCGGGGGCCGACGCCAGGCCCGCGTCCTCAGCCAGGTCGTCGAGCATCTTTTGCACGTCGGCATTGCCGATATCGACCTCGCGCAACAAGGCGTCGAGTTTGGCGCAATCCATTTCCGCCATGCCGGCCAGCGGATCGAGCGTCGCGAGCACCTTGCCGGCCTCGGCCTCGTTCAGATCAAGAACGAGCACCGGCACGATCTCATCGGGCGTCGTCTCGGCGCGCAAATGCCCGTCGACCAGCATCAGGCGGCCATCGGGCAGCTCGCGCGCGAGCAGGGCATCGGCATAGCCGACCTCGTCGAGCAGCCCCTTAAGGGCATTCTTCTGGCCCAGAGGATGCAGCCGCCAATTGCGCGGGTCGGCGAGCAGCTCGCTGGCTTTCACCCGACGCAGCTCTTTAATCCGATCGCGAATTCCCGGCGTTTTCGTCGCGGATTTCTTCGCCATGCTCTTTCCTTATTCGGCGATCGCCTCGGCCTGGGCGAGCTGCTCGAGCAGCCAGCGCAAGGCGTCGGGGCCGTTCTTAATGGGGGAGCCGTCCCGGAGACGTTCTGAGCGGGCATAGAGACCGTCAAACAGTTCCCGCAGCGCCGCCGACTGCATACTCGAAAGTTGCATGTCGAGGTGCCGCTGGACGTAGCCGGGCTGTCCGGCCATCAATGGGGCCTCGATGCGGACGGTTCGTTGCGTCGGTCCGCCGACGTCAGTAATCGCGATTTTCGATTCCCCGTCTTCTACCTTCGTTTTCGCTCGCGCCATCCGTGGCTCCTATTGAAGTGTGAGGTATTCGCCCGGACGGGCGCAACAGTTCTTGAATTTCTTGCCGCTGCCGCAGACGCATTTCGAGTTTCGCGGGACTTTCTTCCCGATGATCACCGTCTGAATTCGTTCCTTCCTGAATCGCGGCGCCATGGCCGCTATCATCGCCAGTCGTGCGAAAAATCCGGGTGCATGGGCCGTCATCGTTCGGTCACCAGGAAGGGGCGGCCGTCGGGGGTGGTGAATCCGGCCGGCCGTTCGCTTTGCTGTTGCGGGGCATTGCCGGCGTTTGGAATTCGCTTGAGCAGCGGCCAGCTCCGCCCGTTCTGCATCAAGAGCTCGGCCAAGGCCCTGTTATAGCGCAACGCGTCGCGCTGTTCGTTTTTGCCCGTTTTCCGCCAGGCCGAAACCAGATAGCCCGAGTTGTCGACCTCATCGTGGGCATATTCATTGAGGAGCTGATCGAGAAACGAAAAATCCATCGCCGCCTCGGCGTTCACCGTGAAAATCGGGGGCTGGCCCGGCAGCGGATCGGTTTCAATGAGCGTCTGCACCCATCGCTGCGTACGCTCGGTATTGATTTCGAGATACAGCGGCAGCGTCGAAAAATGCGTCGGCGCGACCTGGGCCGCCGCGGCCCGTTTATAGGTCGGGTTGCCGTCCAGCGACTGCGGCCGGCAGAACTCGGGGAACGCCGAATGCCGCGAGCCCATACAGGGGAGACAGCCCGGTACCCGCCGGCAGAAAGCGTAAATCCGCTCGGTAACATGCCCGTCGCGAGCGTCCAGCAATACCCGAGCGGGGCGGAGCGGGTTTCCACGATCAGCATGGGGGAACGAGGCCCCGCGAATCAGGGCCTCGACGTCTGCCTCGGAATAGCAAACGGCATAATCGACCAGGTGGCCCCGGGAATGCGGGCCCCAGGCAGTTGCCTGCCATTCGTACTGTTCGCCCCCCGCCTGCACGTCGACGGCCATCGTCAGGAAAACCGACCAGGCCGGGCAAAGCCGGCGAGCCTCGGCGTCGGGGCTGGCGAGGCGTTCGGCCAGCTCGTGCGCATGCACCTTGACCGGCTGCGGGTCCCATTCCTCGGCCTCGACTGAATTCTTGAAATCGCGGCGAGATTCACTGTCGTTCCGGCTGTCGAGGAATTCGCCGACGAGCTGGCCCCATCCGGAGATTGCCAGGCTGTAGAGCGCCGACAAGGGGCCGAAACCGACATTCGGGCTGGCGACCCGCGGCTTTCCCGCGATTTTTCCTTTGCGGTCGATCGATTGTCCCTCGGAGAGCCAGACGCCGGCACGCATCATCGCCGGCCGGTGTCGGTCTTCGATCCGTCCGAAGCAGAACTGGCATTCATACCAGGCCGAGGCGACGGCCATCGGCCGCTCGGAATGTTCGCCCGGGCGTTTATCCCAGCGCAGGCCGCCGGTCTCCTCCTGGCCGGTTCCCATCTTGAGGAGCTGGAATTCTCCGCAGTGCGGACACGGCACGTAACGGCGGCGGCGATCAGTCCCCGGGTCGTTCATCAGCCGGCCGATCCGGCAGTTCCCTTTGGTGCCAGGGCTCGACTCGAAAAAGTATTTCGATTCGAACGGATATAACAGGGCACGTTTGGTGAACAACTTGACAGGGTCCGCCTCGAAACTCTTTTTCGTCGTCCATTTCGATACTTCGCCGGCATGACCGTAACAGGCGGGAAACCCGGCCATGCTCGATGGAGAGCCACTGAAAGATTTGCGGATCCGGCAACGCCGCAGGGCCACGAACCGTTTATTCCGCTGATGTTCTGGCTTGAGCTGCTCGCGCGTCGCCGCGCAGGCCTCGAGCATCGGATAGAGTTGGCTGTCGATTGTGTCGTCAGCCTTGTCGTCGGTCGACGAGCCGAACAGCATCGGACGGGGCGCGTTGACGGCGAAGAAAATCAGCGCGGCAAGTGCCGTCGTGGTCTTCGCGTTGCGGACCGACCATTGCATGTAAATCTGCCTGACTAACGGGTCGTCGATGGCTTCGAGCACGCCCCGCACGTGCGGGAACAAATCGAGGTCGAACAGACCGGGTGTTTCGGTTTCTTCGGGGATGACGATGTTGTCGGGGATCCACTGGACGGCCCGGACTCGATCGGGCGGGATCCAGGAGTCCCAGACTCGGCGGCTGAGCACTTCAATCCTTCACCCCTTGTTCCAGACAACGGGCCATTTCCGCGCAAATCTTTCGGACGTCCCCTTCCCCCTCCGCCTGCAGCACCCGGTGATATTTCGCGGGCACGTGTTTGCACAGCATTTTTGGGAGCCGCATGAATCGATCCCTTGCCTGTTGTACGACTTCGACCGCGAACAACTCCCATTCATCCCGCGGCAGCACGTTCCCGAGCTCGACCGCCTCCGACCGCTCCATCGCCGCGGCTTTGAGGCGATCCTGTTTCAGCCGTTCGCCTTCCCGGGCCAGCTTCAATTTCGTCGCCGGACTCAGGTTCTGCGTCTCGCTCGGCCGCCGCTGCAGATCGACCCAAGGATCAGTCTCTGATGGCAGGTAAATGCACTGCTGCCCTTCTTTCCGATGCGGCATGCCGGCATCACGCCAGCTCTTCACCGTCCGAGTCGACACTCCATATCGCCGCGAAGCCTCGAGATCCCCGCGGATTTCCGCCTCGCCCGCATTTTTCGACTTCGCGGCCTGTTTCGGCCGGTTTTTCGGGGCGCCGGAAGAAGAAGAAGCGTTTTTTTTCATGCCTTATCGACAGAAATTTCGCGAAAGCCACACCGCGCGGCGACCCCCCTCTGGGGGAGGACCCAAAGGGGGGGACGCCGCGCGACCAGTAAGGGGTTACGTCAATGATTTAGCCGTTGCGTCTGACGCTGGCGACGTTGAATTTGCGGGCGCTGCTGTCGGCGTCGCGACCTGTGCACCAGCCGCAACCAATGGGAACAAATGGCTCAGGCCGGCATTGCCGAACATCGTTGAAATATCGGTCAGACCGAGATTAGATCCGACTGCACTCTGTACAGTTGACACCGCGCTCTGAATGTCGGACTTGAGAACAGCGAATGGCGTGGGAGGTGCGGTGAACTTCGCGAGCGTACTATCGGCCTTCACTGCTGCTGCCATGTCAATATCGATGGTCGCCTGCGATGCGCCGCTTTGGTAATCGTTCACAACCTGCATGATCGCAGCCCATCGGCCAGGATTGGCGTGCGCTGCAGCAGCAATGCCGGTGAAAATCTGGGCTTCGCCGGCAGGTGTCGCGGCCTGCGCTTTGGCCTTTTCGAAAGCGCCGATCGCCCCGGCATAATCACTGACAGCGAGATCTGAAATCGGATCAATGAACCAGGTCGGCAAACCCCAGCTTCCGAGAAGAGTCGCGAGACCGGCCTCCCATTTTTTCACTGCAGTTCTGTAGCTCCTCATCCAGAGCACCACGAATACTGTATTCAATGCCAGCAGGCACAGCACGGCGATTCCGTTCGGCGATTCGAGCCAATTTGTAAATGACGATTCCATTTTTATTCCCTCTTGGAATAGGTGCAGGTGAAGTGAATTAACGCCGCGCGGCGGAAACCTTGCCGAAGAAACCGAGCGAAAGACCGCCGAAAAGAATTGAACACGGCAACAAAATCGCCAGGAACGGATGCCCCGACCGTGCCGGCGGCGTGAAATCTTTTCCCGCCGGGCCCTGGTCGCCCTTCGGCCCCTGCTCGCCCCTGTCGGGTTGATGCAGTTCGAGCTCGTTCTGTCGATGTTCGAGGTCGAGGATATGTTTCGAGCGTTCGCGCGGCTTGCGATATCCCTCGGGCGGTTTGCCCTTGCCGTCATACTCCGGCAGCTCGGCCGCCGGGCCATGTTCATTCGGCGATTCTGCAGGCTGATCGATTTCGATATTCGGCGACGGTTGCCATTCTTTCGGCCGAGGCTGCGGCGGGGCCTGGGCGGTCCGGAGCTCGCCGCTGCGTCGCCTCGGGCATCGGCCATTTTCGCAACTTCCGCTCCGAACCTTCGACCAGATGTTAAACCGAGATCTCACGACAACCGGATCGGCAATTATTCGATTATCGAACAATGGTCCGCAGTCGGCGATTTTCGAACGCTGCTCCTTTATGAAACGGACGAGATATTTGTGCTGGCAGCAATACAACTCGTTGCCGACTTCGACGTCGCTCGTGGCCGAAATCTTTCCCAATTCGGCCTTGTCGACAACGCCCGTTGTATTTCGATGTGACTGCACGCCGACGAGCCGACCATCCGCAAAAACTCCCGATCCGGATTGGCCGCCCACGGCAATACCCGATTCGCTACAAATGAAACTCCAGCGCTGGCTGACGCCGCCGACCGGCAAAAACGGCTTGGCGGTATGCGGCATCAGTTCGTGATAAAACGGGCCGAATCCCTGCGGATAACCGGCACTCGCATATTTCAGCACGTCCTGCGGCATTGTTTCGGGCAAGGGCGCCGCCGCGAGAATCGCATCGGTCGGTACACGAAATAACGATAAGTCATTTGCGGCGTCGGTCGCGACGAGCGTGCACGAATTGCGCGAACCGTCCGGGAAGTAAATGTAAAAGTGTTTT